ACATCATAAAAAAGGCGTAGGTTATGACAGGACGTACAGAACCGCGCAAACCATTAACAAAACCTCCCGCATCAATGGATCTGTCATGCTCGTATATGCCTTTCGTTTCAGCTATATCCGCCTGTTTGTCAAGCTCCTGCAACTTTAGCGCCGAACGCTTTTCCATCAACTCAGCTTCCATTTTCATGGTTTCAAGCTTTTGTTTGTGCTCTTGCCCAGCCTTAAAAAAGTTTAATACCTCCGGCAAGAAACTTGTTCCAAAACCCAACAAACTTCCAAGTAAACTCATCATGTGCTTAATCTCCCTTTTGGCAAAGCCTGACATTTCCAAGATACCGGCCGATAACCCGCCATGTGGATATGAACCGCTCTTCCCATTTCTAACGCCCTAGCCTCGCATTTCTCATACGTTTTGTACGGCCCAAGCTGGTCCTCTAGCTGCCAACATACGGTTGGTTGAAAAACCATACATGCAAGGACAAGAGCTTGAAACATATCATTCCATCGGGTGTCTAGTAGGGTTCAACAAAAAGCGTATTTCTGTTTCAATAACTGAGACGCGCCGGAGTAAATCAACAATTTTATCCATGTGCATACTGTTGCTTTGTGCAGCTTCAAACAAACCTTCAATAGACTCAGTATTGCGCTGAATATCGCGTTTCATATTTACATTTGCTTCAATCGCCATGCGACTAGACATTTCCTTCACAGTCTCTTCTAGCTGTGAAATTGTCTGAGCTTGCTGCCCAACCCACCAGACGCCACCGGAGATTTGCAGAACCATTGCCACAACAAGAGCTACCGGTATACGTAAATTCTCCATTATTTTCTACTCATCCACGCTGTTGTGCCCATGTATGCGCCCACCACGCCAGCTTGCGCTATGTAGAAAAGACCCAGCAAGTCGGCTAAAGCTTTAACGCGATTGTCCGATACAACCGGTAAAAAAAGAACGATGCTAAATACAATCATGCTGCCCATAGCAATCCAAGCCATGCGTTTTTGAGCTTCGCTTTTTTCCTCACGAAGCTCTATTTCAATCATTTCTTTTTCTCGCGCCAGTTCCGCGTCTGTTACGATACCGTCACCGTCCAGATCGTGTTTATTATAACGGCTGTTGTTTTCTAACTTCTTCTGGGTCATAACATTATTGAAAATAAAAAGACAAAAAACACCAAGCTTAAAACTACTACGGTTGATACCAGCACAACCTGCTTCATGTTTTCCTCAAATTCCTTTGCTTCCCGCATTTTTTTCTTTCTTGCCGCTGCTGCCATTTCTTTTGCCTCCTGTATACGTCTAGCTCTTTCGTCTACAATTGATTTCCAAGTGCCGGGCCCAAACCGTAAATCCACTAACTGGCTGATTTCATACATTTTTTCTTTAGCTAGCTTAGCGTCTATGATTTCGGAGGCGACCGTTTCTACACCAAACTGATCGGCTAGTCCGGCAGCGGAGGCTTTTTTATTGCGCCGTTCTTGAACCTGCTTTTCGCCTTCAAAAAGCTTGTCTATATAGCCCGCAATTTCAGACACGTCATTAGCCGTGCCAATCGCTCCTTTTATGCCGTCTACAGCACTTTTAAACAGGGCTATTCCTGCTAAAGTCTCCGCAATCATTTCGCCCCCAAGCTAAAAAACTATGCCTTTTTCCGTTTTTTCTTCTTTGACTTACCTGCCTCTGACAAAGCAATAGCGATAGCCTGCTTCTGCTTGTAGCCCTCGTCCATCAGCTTACTAATGTTCTTGCTGATAGTGGACTGACTTGACCCCCGCGTTAATGGCATTAGCTACAACTATTGTAGCCGCCACCCTTTACGGCAGCGCCCATGCCACGAGCCGTTGCACGACCCATATTTACTGGAACCGTTACATCCGCGGTCTTGCCATAAGGAATGCGACCCTGACCCTTGATATCAGCATATTCTACTGCCTTGGGTGCCGCACCCGGCTTATTTGTTACGATTTTTACTACGCTTTTCATTTTAGTCTCCTAACGTGGTCTATTAAAAGGATTACGGGCCATAGCCAAAACTTCTGCCGGAGTTAAGGCGACATTTGGTTGTTGGCCTTGAAAAAACGGGGAGGACATCTCCATCTGAGTAAGTGCAGGACCCACAGCAACCCGGTTTGGCTCCGGCATAGGCAATGCTCTTGCTACCGGTGGAGCCTCAGTTGGTCTTTGAAACGGGTTTTCTACAACCGGTGTTGGCACCAGATCAGGCGCAGTAGGGGCCGGGGATGGCGTGGCCGCCGCGCGTCTTTCTTGCAGCGCGTTTAAATAAGCCTGCTGAAGAGGGGTGTGCTCCCCGAAAAAACCTACGCGCATTTCTGTGCCGTCAGCAAGACGGATTAAAGTCCCTGCGTCCGGAGCCATGTCCATAACACTCTGTCCCGGTATGACCTCAAAGTCTTGTATGTCAAACTCCGGTCTCGGCATATCTTCGATGTTGCTATCCACCGGTTGTTGTTTTCTTAACACCTCAAGAATCTCGGGGTTCTGAGCTATTAGCCTTCCCAAGGCACCGCTCATCTCTGTGCTGCCGCCCTCCTGCGGAGTTACTGCCTTAACAACACCGCCAGCTATAGCTTCGGGCAAAATACCTTTAAAAATCATTGTCCGCCTCTTCCTAACTTTAACAATTCACGCTCCATAGCAGACTGAATACGTGCCTGTGTCTGCCGCTCTTGCGCCGCCAACCGCTGCTGGAACTGATCCGCCCGCAACTGCTGGTTCTGTGCGTCAAGCTGCAACTTGGCTTGGTCGTTCTGTGCATCCGCCTGCTCGGCCTGCGCCTTGATCTGAAGCTCCTGCTCTTTAAGCTGAACCAGCGGATCAGGACCCTCACCAGAGATCTGACCAGACATCTGCTTGACCATCTGCATACCTTCCGCAACAAACTGTGCCGTCAAGCCTTCAATCTGCAACATCTCTTCCTCAGTGGCCGCCTCGCCGCCCGCGGCCTGCCTGCTCTGGATAAACTGCACCGCTGCCCGCTCACGCGCCGCAATCTTTACGTGCTCCATAATGTGCTTCTGCAAGGCCATAGCCATAGTCGGCATACTTCCCACCATAGGAGTAGAGCCAAAGACCATGTGCGCCATAATGTGCGCCTCGTGCTCCTGACCCTCAAAAGCGTGTAACGGCACCATGTCCATTACGTCGATGTTTTCCTGCGCCGGATCCTTCGGAGTCGGCTCATCATCAGGAATGCGCTTCATAATACGGTCCACGTCCCGCACACCAAGCGCGTCGTACATGTCCCGATACACCTCGTACATGTTGTGCAACTCAGGGGCCGCACCCGCCAACTGCAACTTAGTCTGAGCCAAAGCAATGCGCTGCGCCTGACTAAATACATTCGGATCAGATACCGGTATGATATCTACGCGGTCATCAAAATCAGACCGCATTACCGTGGCGTCCGCACCCTCTACAGAATACGGATACTCCTGCGGCAAACTCTCGCTCATTACCCGAGCCAAAATCCTGAACTCTTGCTTCATGGCATAGTGCATACGTTTATGCACAGCGCTCATTACCCGAGAGCCCTGCTCCAGCATCGCAATAGTTGTACCTACTGCCGCCTGCTGGTTACCGTCCCCGACCTTCATGTCCGTAATCGTGGCAAACCGCTGACCCGCCTGAACCACAAAACCTAACAAATTAAACAACGTCTGGTCAGGACCCTTAAATGGCAACGGCATCAGGCTGTCACGAATAGCCCCTCCGGGTGCGTCCACGTCACGGAACTCACCGGGCTGCAACGGATCATCATCATCCCGGATACGTAGCCCACGGGCCTTGAAACCCGCTGGGAGATTGGACAACGTACCAGCATCAATTAACTGTCGCAGTGCCGCTGTGGCGGTTCGTGACAAACCGCCAATAGTATGAATGAGGCCCAAGCCATAAAAACCAAAGCCCGGAAGGAACTTATAATGCACAAAATACTGGATTTTGCGCTTTAACTCGTCATCCTCGCGGTAATTCCGGCGAATAGACAAGACTTGCCCGTTATCCTGACTGATTGTGACAACATATGGTATTTTAATACCGGTAGGTTCGCCGTCCTCGTCAAGTTCTTCATACCCTTCCAAATCCAGATCAACATGACACTCCAAAATGGTGCAGTCGTAATCAATCTGCGTAGATGACGTACCGTCTATCCGGTCTAGCTCGTCTGAGACAGAGTCCATCTCAGCCTGCGCCGGAATGACCGGAACATCCAAATAAAAGCCCGCGACCTGCTTTTTCCGCAAATCGTTTAAAGACATCCGAATAGACTGCGTTATGTTCGGACAGGTGTCCAAATCTGCCGTCTCATACGGTACAACCAAGTTTTCCGCCGGTATAAACTTACTTACCGCACGGCCCAAGGTCTCGTCGTAATAAACCTTCTTAAAGGTACTACCCGCCAGCGGTAAATAGAACAGCATCTGATCCATGTCCGGCGTGTAATCTTCCATCACGTTAGTGACGTAATAATTCATAAAATGTCTTACGCGTTGCGACTGCTGCTGCTTTTCTCTTGTTTCGCTTCCCATAATAGCAGTTCGCACGGGGCCGCTGGCTGGCAACAACTCATTGAACGCCTGCGCCTGAAACTGCGTAGCCGCCTCGGCAAGCAACGGGTGCGTAACCCCAGAAGCCCCTCTAAATGGCTGGGTCCTCTCCTCGTAGTTGAACCCAAGCAGTTCAAGACCGTTTGCATAAGCATCTTCCCAATCCTGCCTTCCTGCCTTGTTTGCGTCAAACTCACCCAATAACTCACCCGCAATTCGGTCAAGCTCACGGTCCGGCATCTCCTCCGCCAAGTTGGCGTAGAAATCGTCGTTCATGCCGCGCTGATCTTCCGGATCAAAATCAATGGTTACACCACCGTCCTCCTCCGGAGAAATCTCAATGTCCATGCCTTCCGCCATGCCCTCAAAAGACACGACGTTGTCCATGCTGCCCGGAACCTCAAGCTCTACTTCCGCCGCTAAATCCTCCGGATCAAGCTGCGAAGGAACATTCTTGTCCATCAAACCGCCAATTGGTTTACGTGCCATCTCTTATCTCCTCTAGGCCTAACTTACCATAGGCCGGTTCATATTCCTAGCTATTGGTGCAAGAGCGGCTACGCCCCGCGGGCCGCGGTTCATGTTCCGCGCTACGTCGGCCAAAGTTATTACGCCGCCTTTTGCCTTAAAGGCATCCGGGAAAACTTCTTCATACGAATAATCACCGTATTCTAGGCTTTCCCTTACCATATCCGCCGCTGCTTCTGCGGCAGCGTCTTCCGACATAGTTATGTCATCATCAGGGGCATCAGCCCGTCTAGTTTCAACAGGATTTAATTTGGCTTTCCTAAAATCCGAAAAACGGCGTTGCACGTTACGGGCTTCAGCCTCCCCGTACACACTTTCATAGGCGGCATATGCCACGCTTTTTAAAAAATCAGGGTCCATCTTAGCACCCATTTTTTCTTCTATTAAGGCCATAATACGAGCCCCTGAAGCCCCTTCCGGGAAGCTTTCTTTTGTCTGAACCCAATGCTGAAGCTCATGTAACAAGCTTGACTGAAGCTCCGACTGAGACTGAGAGTCTCTCAGGCCAATGGTCGGCTTCCTGTACGGGCTTTCCACGTCACTCGCATACACAGCCCGCGGAGCATTCCAGACCGGCTCTCCTTTTGGTGCCGCAAGGTTTACGACTAAAACGTCTTTAATTTCAGGGTACTGCTCATATAACTCGGGGAAATCAAATATTTCGCCTACCGTAGGTATTCTGCCCCTGTTTAATTCTAAAAGATTACCTTCCTCGTCAAAGGTTACTTTCCTGTACTCGTCGCCAAGACCAAAAGCATAGCCCCTGCCATAGTCCACATCCAACATCTCAACCGGACCGTCTTCTTTAAACTTAGAGTTAGCTGTGGGTATTTCAAACCGAAAAGCGGCAGTGTCACTACCTAAAACATCACTGTCAAAAAAAGCTTGCGTTGCTCTAAAAATCTCGTCCGGGGACTTGCCCATAGCTCGCAAAGATTTTGCAACCTGCTCTTTGTCCGCACCACTTAAAGATTTCCTACCGGCCATAATACCGAGCACTTCTCCGGTATCGCCCGCAGTACGCGCAATACTTATCGCCGTTCCACCAGCTACTGGCGCGGCAGCTAGAAACGGATCAAACCGATACTCTTCATTAGTCTCCGGATCATACGCGTAGTCCGCACCTTCCATTAAGGCTTGCGCCCCAAGCATCTGCTCTTTAGGAATGCCCGCAATACCCTCTGCTACCGCCGACGCGGTTTCTCCCGGCTGATCTATAAGCTGTTTAAAAAAATCTATTCCGCCTTGAATAGCTGCGGGGACCGCGGGCCGCGGTTCGCCATACACGCCCGGTGTTGTCGAAGTGTAGCGCCGACCCATATCTTCGGTGTACACGGTCCGCGGATCTTCAATAACAGGGTACTCTACTGGGGCAAGATAACTATACGCCGCCTCTAATCCGCCAAGGATTGGGACACCCGAATATTGACGTTCTGACGGCGGAATCCCCGTGTATACTTTTTCATCAGCCAATGTTCCGCCCCAAAATAGTGGACACCTGCTCCATTACTTTCGGATCAAGGTTAGCCAGTACCTGTTTAACCGGGGCTTGTATGCCCGCCTGCTTCAACAACTTGCCGCCAACGGCCTCGTTACGCAACTCAACCATCTGACCAAACTGAAAGCCGCGCTTCTTATCAAACATCTGCTTGTCTATAGGGCGACGCTTAAATTGCTCCGGAGCTAAATCCTTATATATGTCAAAACCCTCTATGCCCGGATATTGCGGAATAGGCTGCATTGTGTCAGGGCCCGTTGTGTCTTCAGTTTTACCCAAACTAGCAAGACCGCCCTCCTGTAGATAGCGCTTTTTTGCACTGCGAAAGCCCTTAATATCCAACATCTCATCGGCCTGACCGCTTTCAAGATCCTCTGGCCGAAGCCCTGTAACTGACGGGGCAAAATCCTGATACATGTCATAGCGTTCAAGGCGCTTATACTCACCGTCTACCGGATTGTACTCCTCAAAAAAAGGACCTGAAAGATCCGCGGGCCGCGTTTGGTCTTCCGCGTATGCCGGTCCAGAAAAACCGCTTTCCTGCATGTATGCCGGATCGTCGCGGGACAAGCCAAACCCTTCGTTCATAGACATGTCACCCATGTCTATATACCCCGGATCACCCGCGCCTAACGATACAACGCCGCCCCCGCCAAAACCAAAATATTCCATTACTGGGTTGGACTTCTTATAGTCTCCGGCCCCCGGATAATACTGACGCGCTCCGGGCCCCAACTTTTTGTAGTACCCACCACTGGCCGAAGCTTCAGGGGTCCCTGTTAAATAATCATATGCACCAGAAAGAGCGTCGCCTACATAATCAGCCGCCGCGGCCCCCAAATCTACT